GTCGCACCGAAGTTCCTCATCCCGGTGTGGGAACGTGAGGCCGAGAGGCATGGCTTCCAGACGTTCCGCTATGAGGGTGTGCCCAAGTCCCGCAAGGCTAATCTGGGGGAGTGGTGGTCCCATATCCTACCGGGTGACCGTGGGGGACACCTGGTGTTGAGCACATACAACATGGCCGAAGAGCTTTACGATGTATCGTTTGGCCTCCGCAAACAGTTCACAGCCGTCATCTTCGATGAGGCGCACAAAGTCCGAAACAGAAAAACTTCGCTTTACGATGGTGCGATCAAGCTCGCCAAGAAAGCAACGTACGTCTATCCGATGACCGGTAGCCCAGTCGTCGGAAGCGCGACGGACCTGTGGACACTGCTCAAGCTGGTCGAGACGCCTCTACGTCCCGTCGAACCATACTGGATATGGGTCAAGTCCTATCTCGACTACACAGATGCAGTCTTCGGTGGCCTCAACATCTTTGGCCCCAGAGAACCACGCGAGTTCGCCAAGTACCTTCACAAGTACATGATGCGTCGAACCAAGAAGCAGGTGCTCCCACAGCTACCTCCTAAGGTTCGCATCGTTCTACCGGTGCAGATGACGCCCTTCCAAGACAGGGTCTATCGTGACCTGTGGGACGAACTGATATCCGAAATCTCTGAAGGTGAACTGATCGTCACACCGTCACGTATCGGTTCCATCACTAGGGTGCGCCAGCTACTGGTGTCGCCCACCTTGCTAGGAGCAGTGACTGATGAAAGAAGTCCCGCCATTGACGCGTGTGTTGAAGCCGTCCTCCATGAAGCGGAGACGGGCCAGAGTTGCGTTGTCTTTACTCCGTACGTCGGAGCTATACCTCTCATCCAAGATAGACTCGCCAAGCTTCCTGTCTTCCACATACAGGGTGGGACCAGCACCAGCATCACCCAAGCCGCCATCGATGGCTTCCAGCGAACAGAGGGACCCGCCTGCCTCATCATGAGCCTGCAATCGTCGTTAGGCTTCACCGCTACCAAGGCGAACACAGCTATCTTTGTAGGCTACGACTGGACGCCAGCTATCAACGGACAGGCTGAAGACCGTATCCACCGCATCGGCCAGGAAGACTCGGTGCGATGTATCTACATCGCGTACGATGATACTGTGGACGAGCACATCATGGACATACTCGACGCTAAGACCAGTCTGACAGACATTGTCTACGCCGAGTTCAGAAAGCGGAAGAAAGATGCCTACAAAGACGCCAGCTAAGCCCAAGCCACAGCGTAGCCCATACCAAATCCTTGGGTTGCCCAACGGCTCCTCAATGGAGGAGGTCAAGGCTGCGTACCGTAAGCTAGTGTTCGAGCTACATCCTGACTACAACACCAAGCCCAACGCCGACAAGGAGTTCGCTGAGGTCCAAGAGGCGTACGAGAAGCTGGAGAGCGGGTTCTTCCTCCCAACGGACGCAGACCGCAAGCTGGTGATGTGGACAATGTGGCGTGCCCACTCGTGGCAACGTTCGAGCAACGGCAAGAACATCATCACGGTGTGGCAGAACATGCGGTTCACCATCGGTAAGTGGCACGACAACGAGGGTGATAAGCCCTACCACGTAGCTGCTGACCTTGGTGCCTCCAAACCTGAGTTCACAGCGCAAGGTCATGGCTTCAAGACTGAGGCCGATGCCAAGACGTGGATCTTCCACAAGTACATCTTCGTGAAGTCGGAGGGCAAGTGATCAACTTCCTCAAGGAAACGGAAGACGTACTCATCAAGCATCGGCACTACGCAGAGCAAGTCAACTGGATAGGTACACAGGACGGCCTGTACGTCATGAACTGGCGTGAGTTCGCCAAGCTGGCCGAGAAGGTTGACTACGACAACGGGCCAGGCAACACACGTATCCCCATAGACCTTGTCGTCGTCGGCAAGGATTGGTGGCTAACGCGCACAACGGACGATGGAGCAGAGCAATGGGTACACCACCAGGTCCCTCAGAGAAGCTGGACGCCGAAGACGATAACGAAGGTAGTACACGACCTGACGTGGATGCCTTCCACATCAGTGAAGGAGATCAACTAGGCGAGACGTTCCGCGTCACGGGCATCAGCGACGGCACTCCGACAACACCGGTCCACATCTCGTTCACACTGATGGCGCACCCGGACGTGACTGAGGATGGGGCCAACGACGAGTTCATAGCGGACTGCCTGGTTGGTCTGCTAACATACGCAGGGATGCCCGTCAACCAGCACCTACGGGACGCGCTGACGACCGGCTTCCTGGCCGGGTGGCTCTTCCATTGGTTCGATACACAGCGCGATATCGAGGAAGTGGAGTTCACTTCGCTGTCGTTGACGCAGCGCTTCCTGAATCAAGCGCCTCCACAGCTACAGTCATACGCCGAAGAGATGGTCCGTGCCGCGTACGACCTACAGCGGCAGATGAACGAGAGGTTCCACGCCGATGAACCCTAACGAGCACGACCACGCCTACACGTTCAAGCAGGATGAAGTGTGGCTTCCTGAGTACGAACTATGGTTCGTCGTCAAGCCCGACGTTACCGACGACATGGAAGAGGCCATGCCCAGGGTACTAAGGGCACGCTACGTGTGCCGCATCAAGTATGCGGTCCAAACGTCGAGCGGCAACATCAAGTACCTACCGTGTGGCCACACCGTGTTTATGCCAACCAAAGAAGGGGCGACTCTCTATGCAGACCACTGAAGCCCGAACGTACATCCCCAAGCTCGAAATCCACACGTCGGATCGCATCTTGTTCAAGCGGTGCCGTCGTAAGTGGGACCTAAGCTCACTGATGCGGCAGTACATTGAGCCTGTGTCGGGTGGAGCTATCCACTTCTGGTACGGTACTGGCTTCCACTTCGCACAGGAAGACTACCACGGCTACAACCGGTTCGGTGACCCGCGTCGTGCGTTCCTTGCGTACTGTGGAGCTACCAAGCGCGTCGGTATGCTGCCCGCCGAGTGGGAAGCCTACAAAGAACTGGCCGATGCTACGTTCACGCACTACATCGACATATGGCTTCCCGAACGTGCAGACATGTACGAGACGTTGTGGCTCAAAGACGGAAAGGCGGTTCGGCCTCATACCTTGGGTGCGGTGCCGCAGGTAGAGGTCAAGTGGTCAATCGACGTGAACGGCGTACCGTACGTTGGAACCTTCGACCGTGTGGTGACCGACAAGTACGGCCAGTGGTGGGTCCTAGACTACAAGACCGCGAAGGCGTTCAACGTGGCCAAGCTCGCCACGGACCCCCAGGTCACAGCGTACACCTGGGCAGCGGAGAAGATGTATGGTCACCTGTTTGAAGGTGTCGTGTACATGCAGTTCGTAAAGTCTACCCCAGAGCAGCCGAACGTTCTCAAGTCGGGGGAACTGTCCAAGAACAAGGCGCAGAGCACAACGTACGCCCTGTACCGCAACGCACTACTGGAGCGCTATCCTACAGGTGAGTTCCCTGCGGAGTACCGGGATGTGTTGGCGTACTTCGAGAGCTTCGAGACGCCCGAAGGCGACAAGTTCATCCGGTGGGACACCGTACGTCGAAACTCCAATCAGTTGCTGAACGTGGAACAGCACATCAAGGCCGAGATTGAGGAGATGACCAATCCTAATCTCGCTATCTACCCGAACCCTACGTCTGACTGCACATGGGACTGCGACTTCCGTACGCTGTGCCTTGCGATGGACGACGGAGGCGACGTAGAGTGGCTGATGGAGAGCGCCTTCCAGCAGCGTACAGAGTTCCACGGATGGGAGAAGGAGATCAAGTGGCCAGCCGCAGCCTAGAGCTACTCCTAGAGGCCGCACGCGCCCACGAGAAGGCCCCTCCTGTGGCTACCTTCATCGAGGGGTTCCTGGTCGGGATGAAGTTCTCAACGGACGCCATACCGCCCGTACGGGATGCGCTCCTCATCTCCCTCAAGACCATGCTCCAAGAGACGGACCCGGAGCTAGGTCCGTTGATGTGGGCGTTCGAGCGGTCGCCAGCGTATAAATTGCTGCTTGACACAGCGGACGCGGACTGCTACAATTCCAGTAAGGAGGAAGAACGTGCAGATAGTACGAGCTAAGCCCCGCCCGTACATGAACGGGATCGTCTACGGCGAGCCGGGTGTGGGAAAGACCACGCTGGTGGCTTCGGCCCATGACTTGCCGTTCATGCGGGATGTTCTGTTCGTCTCCATCGAAGCGGGCGACATGAGCATCGAACACTATGGCTTCGACACCATCTACGTGCGGTCGTTCCGCGACTTCCAAGAGGCGTACCGTTTCATGGAAGCTGCTGTACTACTGCGCGACCGTGGCAACCCGGATGCCGTGCGCCGTATGCTTCGGAAGGCCGGTATGGACATTGCCGACGATGCGCCCGTGCCGATGTACCGGACGGCGATCATCGACAGTCTGTCCGAACTTCAGAAGTACGTCATGGATGAAATCCTCCGCGAATCGGGAGCAGAGGAAGGCATCGCGCTACGGCAGGGCAAGATCGAAGGCGCAGACTGGGGCCGGAACAGCGATGCGGTGCGCGACATTGTACGCAAGATGCGCGACTTGTCGTTGAATGTTTTCTTCGTCATGGGCGACGACGTGAGCAAGAACCCGGAGACGGGCGCACGCTACCACGAGCCGAACGTACCCGGCAAGCTCTCCACCGAACTGATGGGCTTCGTGGACTTTGGTGGTTACATGACTGCCAAGACGTTGACCAGCGGTGCCGTAGAGCGTAAGCTGTGGATTAGTCCTGCTCGCACGTTCATCGCCAAGAACCGGTTCCGTACGCCGGTACGTGTCATCGATGAGCCGACCATCGCAAAGCTCTGGGAGATCCGTGCTGCTGGCATGGACGGCGTGCCAGAGTACATGACGCCCATCGGAGTGATCCCCGGAGAAGAGGATGAGCCTACCGCTGTAGACGCAG